CAGGAATACAATTACAAGACTGGCTAATAATGGTAACAATACTATATACAGTCATACAAATTATTATAGCGTTGCCGGAATTGAAACAGTCATTTAACGAGTGGCGCAAGAAATGAAAGCACTAAAACTGTTTTTACAACTATGCTTAATATCAGGTATTTGTGTGATAATTGGTTTTAGTGGTTGGATTCTTTACTTTGTTTGGTGGATTGTTGATGGTATGTGTTAATTATAAGAGGTTCTTATGAGTGACGAAACCCGCACAGTAGGCGAAACTGCGGCAGGAAATAGAGGAAAAGGCCGAGTAAAGGGAGTTCCGAACAAAGCTACTAAAGCAGTCAAAGAAGCGTTACAAGAGGCATTCGACAAGCTTGGCGGTGTTGTAGCATTAACTGAATGGGCGAAAGTCGAGCCGACAGAATTTTATAAATTGTGGGCTAAAATGTTACCAACGGAAGTTAAAGCAAAAGTCGAAAATGTTGGCGATATTCCGATTGGAAAGGTTCAAATTGAAGTCATAAATGCGAACACTCAAGATACAAGCGACTGAACCACAGGCTCGTTTTTTGGCCTTGACTGCAAAGTATAGGCTTTTTTGTGCTGGCTTTGGCGCGGGCAAATCAGAAGCAATGGCTAACGCGGCAATGATAGACGCTTGCGAGTCAACAGATACGCTAATCGGGCTTTATGCTCCGACTTATGATTTAGTGCGACTCATTACCGCGCCGCGAATTACCGCGAAATTAGAACAACACGGCATAGCACACAACTACAACAAGTCAGAAAATGTTATTTATACGTCCGCACCGCGCTTTGGCGACTTCATTTTAAGAACACTAGACAACCCCGAGCGAATCGTTGGTTATGAGACGTATAAAGCGCATTGCGACGAATTAGACACACTACACACAGAACACGCACGCAACGCATGGAATCAAGTCATAGCGCGTAATAGACAGCGACCAAACGGCATCATAGATCCGTTTAATCAAGCAAGTGCTTACACCACGCCTGAGGGCTTTAGATTCTGCCACGAACGTTGGGTAGCGAAGAAAACGGATAGTTACTCGATAGTGCAAGCAGCGTCTTACACGAATCCATTTTTACCGCCTGATTACATCGAATCTCTAAAAGAATCATATCCAGCCAGTTTAGTTGACGCTTATATAGAAGGGCGTTTTGTTAATCTAACAAGCGGTACAATTTATAATAATTACGACCGCCACCGTTGCGACTCACACGAAACAATCAGAGAAAACGAACCGTTATTTATTGGCCAAGATTTTAACGTTGGTGAGATGGCTTCAACAGTCTATGTAAAACGCCTTAATGGGTGGCACGCAGTTGACCAACTGACAGGCGTTTATGACACGCCCGAGCTATGCCAAGTCTTAAAAGAGCGTTATCAAGGCCACAAGATAACGATATACCCCGATGCGAGCGGCAATAGTCGAAAAACAGTCAATGCCAGTGAGTCTGACATATCACTGCTAAAACAAGCGGGTTTTACGGTTAAAGTAAACGCACAAAATCCACGCGTTAAAGACCGTATTTTGTCGGTTAATGGCGCGTTATCGCAGGGCAAAATGTGGGTTAATGCGCGTAAATGCCCCGATGTTGTATCGTGTTTAGAACAACAGGCGTATGATAAAAATGGAGAGCCTGACAAGCAAGGCGGCTTCGACCATCAAAACGATGCGACAGGCTATCCAATTGTTTACGAAATGCCAGTTCGCAAGCCAGCATCAAGCGGCATCGCTATGAGTATGTTCTAATGACTATCACTACAGACAGCACACTATGCCACGAGTTGACAGTGTCAAGATTGGTTACAGGCATAGTTCAATCTCGCATCATGCCATCTTATTTAGATTTATCAAAAGCGGTAAAAGCTGCATTAGTTGACTACGAGCCGACAATGAGTCGTACAGATTTTGATAAACTAAGGCAGCGTGTTGGATTGTTGGTCAAGGAAAAAATGGCTGAAATGTGGGATGGTACAACAAACGACTTATTCGACTTGGCAAAATACGAATCAGAATATATTGTTAATGAGTTAGTGGGTACTACAGCAGTAAGTGAGGCGGCTGTCGCTAAAGCGGTCAACGCACCGATGGTGTTGGCTGGCGCAAAAGTAGCACAGGTTGGCACATGGCGCGAATATGTGGCAGGTGCATCTAATAGCACGCAGACACGGATTATTGATAACACGATTCGGCAGGGCTATGAAGTTGGCGCAACAGTAGCTGAGATGACTAATAGGCTTGTCGGCACTAAAGCAAATAATTATTTAGATGGTTTAATCACAAACACAGGGGCGCGTGAGGCAGAGGCATTAGTCAGAACTGGTGCTAATCATTACGCAAACGCGGCGAGGGACGTAGCGGCACAGGCGAACAGTGATTTAATACAAGGCCGTATATTTTTAGCGACATTCGATAACCGCACAACATTAACGTGTCGGCATTTTGGCACATTGCACAAAATATATGAATTAGATGACCCTGCCACGCCTAAGCCGCCTTTGCATTTCGCTTGTCGGTCTGTTTTGTCTATTATCCCTATTGGATTCGACCCGTTCGACGGGACACGGGCGGCAGTGGGTGGGCAAGAAGGCCAAACAGCCGAAGAATTATTTAACAAGAAAACAGATAGACTTGATGCAAAGCGTACAAAAGCAGATGAAAAACGCGCTAATGGTGAAACAGACGTAAAAGAAGTGCCGAGTAAGGTTACTTACTCAGGGCGCAAAGATTCATCTATTTTTAACGCAGGGCAGATTGATAGTCATACAACAATGGACGCTTGGATGCGAAAACAGCCCGATTGGTTTATTGAATCATCTTTGGGCAAGACTCGTGCTAAACTGTTCAAGGATGGCGGCTTAACATTAGATAAATTTACAGATATGAACGGAAAACCACTTACACTCAAGCAAATGAAAGCACTAGACCAATACGATAACGCATTTAGAAAGGCGCAATTATGAAAGAACAACATCCTGATTATTTAACCGCCGCGCCTGATTTATTATTAGTGCGTAAATTTGTCGAAGGTGAGGCCGCAGTAAAGCGCGAAGGCTCTACATTTTTGCCGCATCCTAATCAATTGGAATGCAATACGCCCGAACAAAAAAGACGCTATGAATCATACAAAATGGGTGCAGAAGTTGAGGATTTCCCAGCACGAACACTCAACGATTTATTAGGCGCAATGTTTCGACAACCTGCCGCGTTTGTTGCACCTGTTGGCATGGAGTATTTAGTAGATGATAGCGATGGTGATTGGTTATCACTACAAGCTTCTATTGAATTGACTGCTAGAAACTGCTTGCAGGTCGGCTATCACATTTTATTGGCTGAATATGACCAATTGCCAAGCGGTTTAGATGTTGAATTATCAATTGCTGATAAAGCTGCATTAAACCAAAAAGCATCCATTAAACACTACCCACGCGAATCCCTGGTTGATTGGTCGTTTGGCAAAGTAAACGGACGGTTAACGCTAACATTTGCGAAATTGCAGCATAACGAAACGCGAAAAGATGAAAAAGGATTATCATTTAATGCAACTGTTTGCTTGGAGCTTGGCATTGATGAAAACGGCTACTGGCAAGAGCTAGAAGTTTATAAAAACGGATTAGAAGTTTATGAGTCAGCCGAGCGTGTTTATCCACAAGCAAACGGCAAAAACCTAACCTATATTCCGTTGGAAATTGTGCAAAGTGAACGCATGATTGCAGGGCAATTACCCATTCAAGCGGGCTATATCGCGCCATTATGCTACAAGTCACACGCACGTTATCAAGTCAGTGCTGACTTAAAAGAACGTCTCCGAATCTTGCAAGACACGTCATATTCTAGCGGGTGGGATGAGAGCAAAAAGGAAGAATTTAACATCATCAATGGTCGCAAGTATTTTGCAATGGGTGCGGGTGTTCACAACTTTTTACCCGATGGCGTGACAATGGATATTCTCAAACTCACGGCAGATGGCGACGCTTTATTCAAATACATGGAAGAAAACGCCAAACAGATTCGGGCTATCGGTGGGCGGTTCGACACGCAAGACAAGAGCCAAGAAACGTTAGGCGAAGTACAAATAAAGGACGCTAACGAAAAAGCAGTATTAACGCTTTTAGCTAACAACATCGAACGCGCTTACAAGAATATCATCGCGTATTGCGGCGAGTTTGAAGGTTTGACGCTTATGCCGTCAGATGTTGAATTGACGCTTAATCGAGAGTTTACGTCAACAAAACTCACAACTGAGGAAGTTAAATCTATTCGTGAATTGGTGCTTGATCGCTTAATGACTCCCGAAATGGCTATTGATAAATTAATCAAAGGTGGTTTTTTGGTGGGTGAAGCTCAAGACATTATGAATATGATAGAGCAACAAGGCGTTGCGCCTGTCTTACAAAAGTAGTATTTTAAGTGTTATGATATAACGTCACATCAAAGGTTTTGATTATGATTGAAGTCGCAAGTTTAGATGTTATCCCTGAAGGTTTTCGCGGTGACTATGTTGAAGTTGAAAAGGACGGCAAAAAACTATTTCAGCACAAGGATTTTGTAACGGTTATTGGCGCAATGAAGCGCAAAGGCGAGGAGCGTGACGCTCTCGCTACTGAGCTGAAGGGATTCAAGAGCCAAGAGTCTGCGAAGCAAGCAGAGGCTGAAAAGAAGGCTTTAGAAAAGCTAAAGGCTGAAGGCAAGATTGATGAAATCTTAGCGGACAGCGAAAAGCGACACGGCGAAACGATTAAACAGTTCGAGGAACGATTAGCCAAGCGCGATGCAATCACAATCAAGAAGGCACGCGATGCGGTCGTTAATGAATTGTCAGCACTGGCAACAGAAGCAGGTGCTAAAGCATTCAAGAAGCTTATCAGCGAGCGGGTGGAATATGACCCCGAAAATGACAAGTACAGTTTCAAAGATGAGGACGGCGGTGCGACTTCATTGGATTTAGAAGGGTTTAAGGCTGATGTTTTGAAGTCTCAAACCTATGCAACAATGATTAAAGCTCAAGTATCGAGCGGCGGTCATGGTGCAAACGTTAAAACTGGTGGCGGTGCTGCTAAAACAATGACACGCGCACAATTTGACGCATCAAGTCAAAGCGCACGAGCCGAGTTTTTCAAACAAGGCGGCAAACTCACTAATTAAAGAGGTTTTACAAAATGGCTAATACTCTCACAGATTTAGCACCTGATTTATACGCCGCTCTCGATGTTGTTAGTCGCGAGCTTGTCGGCATGATTCCGTCTGTCACTGTTGATGCTCGCGTCAATCAAGCAGCCGTCGGTCAAATTGTACGCTCTCATGTTGTACCTGCCGCTAATGCGCTGATTGACAACACGCCAGCTATGGCATTCCCTACTGCTGCTTATCAAACCATTGGCAATCAAGAAATCACGATTACCAAATCGAAATCCGCGCCGTTTTCTTGGCAGGGTAACGAGCAAGACCTGTTGGCAAATGGCGCGGGCTATATGTCTGTCCGCGCTAATCAAATGGCGCAAGCTATGCGTAAATTAGTTAATGACATGGAAGCCGACCTTTGCGCTCTATATGCAACAACTTCACGCGCAGCAGGTACAGTCGGCACAGTGCCATTTATCACTAATACCGCCGCATTATCCGCAGCGCGTAAGGTTTTAGTAGATAACGGCGCACCGATTAGCGACTTGCAATTAGTTATTGATACGAATGCTGGTGCGAACCTACAAACGCTGTTTAACATTAATTCGGCGCGTGACCAAGCGGCTGCTAATTTGAGCGACCAAGGTATTTTAACGACTATCGGTTCAACTCAGGTTCGTGAATCCGCGCAGATTAACACGCCTACGGCTGGCACAATGGCAAATGCTACAAGTACATCAGCAGCGTTCACGGTCGGTCAAACTGTTATTCCATTAGCAACGGCTGGAACTGGCGTTGTAGCGGCTGGCGATGTTATTACATTTGCTAATGACACGAATCAGTACAACATTGCTTCTGTTAGCTTTGCTGGTGCAAACCCAGCGAGCGGGGACACTATCACCTTAGCCGCTCCAGGCTTGCGTAAAGCTCAGGGGGTTGCGACTCGCGCCATTACGGTATTGGCCGCATCGCCTCGCAATATGGCGTTTAGCCGTAGCGCGATTGTATTGGCTACTCGTATGCCCGAGCGTCCAGCAGAAGGTGATATGGCATTAGATGTTATGACGATTCAAGACCCACGAAGCGGCATCGCGTTTGAAGTTAGTATTTACCCCGGTGTCCGCATGGTAACTTATCACATCGGTTTAGCGTGGGGTGTTAAAAACATCAAACCTGAACACACAGCACAATTATTGGGCTAATGTGAATCTAAACAAGGGGCTTAATTGCCCCTTGTTTTGGAGCTGAATAATGACTGTAACTATTGGTTATACAACAGACGATGCTTTTATCGCGTTTGCTTTAGCGCGTGGCGTAACGGTCACTGCTCCTAACGCTTCAATTTATCTCACTAAAGCATTTGATTTTTTAGAGTCGCAATGCTGGAAAGGTCAAAAAACGGATTACTCTCAAGCTAACGATTGGCCGCGCGATGGTGTTTATGTTGATTATTACTTGTTAGATAGTGCCACAGTCCCCGTTGGCATTGTTAAAGCTCAACATGTTGTTGCCTTGTCTATTGCTAATGGTTTTGACCCGTTAGCGACTGTAGAACGTGCGGTTAAACGTGAAAAAGTAGATGTGTTGGAAGTCGAATACCAACCGAACGCTTCAAACGCCCCAATTGCTCGCTCTATTAACGCTGCATTATCTGATTATCTCGCATCAGATACCGCCATTATGAGAGTGTTATAATGGGTGTTAATTACGTAGGATTGGCAGCTACAGCAGAGCGTTTAGTGCGTGAAAATGGCAAGGACGCACTGTTAATCAGCGAAACAAATACAGGCACTGATTATCAGCCGACAATCACACAGACAAGCGAAACGATACGATTAGTACAAAGCCAATTTAGCAAGAATGACAATAACGATTTTGTATTAGAAGCCAACGATATGAAGTTTTTAGTATCAAGTGCCTTTGCTTTGAATACTAAACAGCGAATCGAAACGAACGGATTGCAATATAGCATTGTTGCAATAAAAGAAATTAAGCCAGCCGATACAAGTGTTTTGTACATTGTGCAGGGGCGTTTATAATGTCATTCAACGACGATATAGCAAGATTGGCGCGAAAGTTAGCGATTACCGAAGCTAAAGCGGTGGCGGCTTTTTGTCTTAATATTAGTCGTCGTGTTGATAATATGAGTCCTTTTGACACAGGGCTATTTCGTGCAAATTGGCAAGCAACACTTGACCAACCGTACACGGGCGCAACTAAGCCAGCTAATCGCGCTGGTGGTATTGACCATGTAATCCCATTCGCTAAAACTGCAAACGGCCATATATTTTATCTGACCAACAAAATACCTTACGCTCGTGCATTAGAGTATGGTCATAGTCAACAAGCACCTATGGGGATGGTTCGCGTTAGTGCTAAACTTGCCTTGGCAGAGTTGGAGCGTGCCGTTAGGAGTGTGCAATGAGTCAAGCGCAAATTGAGTTAGCATTATTTGATAAGTTAGAATCTATCAAGGCTTCATTGCCGACGATTTACTATCCAAACAGCCCAAACAAAAACAAACCAAACCCGCCGACTGGTGAGCATATCCGTGTTAGTGTTTTGCCTGTTGGTACGCAACCTATCGGCATTGCCACTACTAATCAAACGACTGGTATTTTGCAATGTTCTGTTTATGTTAAAGACGGAACAGGCACAATTAGAGCTGCTCAAATTGCTGATTTAATTTTGAGCGCATTTGCACGAAATACAGTATTATCAAATAATGTACGCATAGACAGGCAGGGTAGCGTCAATACTGGTTTTACAGTCGATGGATGGTATCATTTGCCTGTCTCAATCACTTATCAACAGATTACGGGGTAATCAAAAATGACAGCAGCTTTAGTACAAACAACCGCAGGGGCAACAATTGCAATCAGTGCAGTATTGCCAGCAACAGACGATGCAGCTGGTTATGCCGCTCTAACATGGGCGTTAATTGGAGAAGTTACGGATTTAGGCGAATTTGGCCGAGAGTATGCAACAGTAACGCATAATCCAGTGGCATCACGCCGAACGATTAAGCGTAAAGGGTCGTTTAATGATGGTACGATGGCTTTACAGTTAGCAATTGACCGTGACGATGCAGGTCAAATCATTGTACAGACTGCCGTTGCATCCGATGCTAACAAAGCCATTCGCATCACATATCAAGACGGGTCAAAAGACTATTTTAGCGCGTTGGTTATGTCGTTCAAAACGAATGCTGGTAGCGTTGACCAGATTTTATCAGGCTCTATTAATTTAGAGATTAACACCGATATTATCCAAGTAGCATTGCCTTAATCATTACCAAGCCCCTTTAATTAGGGGCTAACAATAAGAGATTGTCATGGATTTATTAAACCTTTTACCGTCCGATAATGCGGCTATTACACTAAAGCACCCTGTTAGCAAAAACGAGCTAGAAGGCATGACTATCAGTGTTAGCGGCCACGATTCTGCTACGTTTAAGAATGCGATTAAAGAGCGCGCCAAGGCGCAAATGTCGCGCAAGTCTGCCGATGTTGATTTTACTGCTAACGATAAAGAGGCGGTCGAGTTGTTGGCTAAATGCACGACAGGATGGACAGGTATCACTGAGGGCGGCAAAGAACTGCCATTTACCTTTGCTAACGCTGTCTATATTTACGCAAAATACAACTGGATTCGCGAACAGATTGACGCAGCTATTGGCGACCGTTCAAATTTTTTTATGAGTGCGTAGAGCAGCTAAAACTCTACGCTAAACAACAAGCGTGGTGGAATAGTTGCCCTCAAACTAAGGGGGCGAAAGAGTATAACAATACTTCGCGCCTATCTAAATTTAAGTCTAATAACCCTCAGTCCTCCCCTTTTATGCCCGAATTAAAGCACGGGCATTATCTTATCGAATTACTACACGATGCAGGGACAATCGCTTACAATGAAGGCGTTGCAAGACGTTTGTCGTGGGTAGAGTTGAAGGCGTGGGCTGATTTTGTAGGCTATGAACTAGATTCATGGGAAGCCAGCACTATCATGCAGTTGTCGGCGTGTTATGCTGAAATCAGTAATGAAGGATTGCAAATAGATTGCCCTATGCCTTGTCAGCCTACAATGACTAATGAGAGGCGAAAAACAGTAGCATCTAATTTAAGAAGTGCGCTACGCTCAATCGCAAAAGTGAGGTAAAAAATGGCAGTTACAGACTTATTGATGATTGGGCTTGGTATTGATACTCGCCGTTTGCGTGATGGTGAGCGGGCATTAGGCCGCTTACAACAGGCAGGAAACAGGGCAGAGGGTGCGATGGGTCGCATGGCTTCAATGCTTGCGTCTGCCTTCGCCGTTTCTAAGATAATTGAATATGCCGACTCTTATACTAATCTTCAAAATCGTCTAAAACTTGTTACTGACTCGACAGAAGCTTTAGCTCAAGCAAACCAAAATGTTATTGATATTGCAAAAAACTCACGGCAAGAAATTGGAGCAACAGGAGATTTATATTTTAAAGTTGCTCAAAACGCCGACAAATTAGGATTGTCAGTCGCCGATATTTCAAAAGTAACAGAGACTTTTAATAAAGCGTTGGCGTTAGGTGGGGCGACTACTCAAGAAGCAGAAACATCTATCCGTCAGTTTAGCCAAGCAATGGGGGCAGGGGCATTACGCGGGGACGAGTTTAATGCAATGGCAGAAAATGCCCCAGTTGTTTTAGATGCACTTAGCCGAGCATTAGGAGTAACAAAAGGAGAGCTGAGAAAATTAGGCTCAGAAGGCGCATTGAGTGCAGAAATTCTAACACAAGCACTTAAAGAACAATCGGCAGAAGTTGATGCAGCATATGCAAAAACAGAATCAACTATCTCACAGGCTTTTGTTGGATTAAA